ATGCGAGCTTTGCGTCAGCAAACAACATCTTTACTTAACGGACACAATATTCCTGACAATTTTAAAAACGAACTTAGTGACTACCTCCAAAAATTTCAATTACTTAACGAAGAAATAACCGCTACAAATCAAGTAACTGGTAAGCTTGGAAATAATGCTGCTTTACATAAATTTGAAACTAAATGGAGTCAGAGTTTAGAAACCGCAAATAAAAGCACAATCGCAAGCAGCAAAGCAGTAGAAACACTGCGTTTGCAGGTTATGAAATTTGCGAGTAGCAATCCTAAAGCTGCTCAAGAATATGCTGGACAAATTGAAACCATTTTAAATAAAACATCAGATGCTGCAAAAGTCAGTAGTCAACAGCTTAAATCTTTCCAGTCACAGTTTGCAAATATTAAGACTTCTGCCGAGTCTGCTGGATTGATGGGCGCAACCGCTCTACGTACACTTGCAAAGAACTATCTTAAATATGGTTCGTGGAATTTTATCACTTCGTCTATGAATAAAGCTATTGCTACTGTTCAAGACATGATACACATTGTAACCGAGTTAGACACTGCTATGGTGGAACTTAAGAAAGTTACAGACAGCACCGATTCGACATATGACAAATATTTAACTACGGCAACTGGCAAAGCAAAAGAGCTGGGTACTACTATTAGTGACTTTGTTACAAGTACCGCTGATTTTGCTCGTATGGGTTATGATATACCTGACTCAACGCAATTGGCAGAGGTAGCAACCATATATGCTAATGTCGGTGACGATTTGGATGGTGTTGGTGAAGCAAGTAGTGACATTATTTCCATATTAAAAGCTTTTAATATGGAAGCTTCATCGGCACAAAGCATTGTCGATAAACTTAATGAGGTGAGTAATAATTACGCTGTCTCGTCAGGTGATTTAGGCGAAGGCTTGAAGAACTCAGCCGCATCTATGGCTGTTGCGGGTAATAGCCTTGATGAAACTATTGCGTTGCTGACCGCAATGACCGAAGTTACACAGAGTGCAGATGAATCAGGCAATGCACTTAAAGTGCTTGCTATGAGATTAAGAGGTATGTCGGTAGAGCTTGAACAGGCTGGAGAAGATACGGAAGGAATGTGCACAACAACTTCTGAGCTTCAAGACAAAATCAAAGCTTTAACAAAAACTTCTTCGTCTTCAGGCGTGGATATTATGGACAATGGTGCATTCCGTAGCACCTATGATATTCTTAAAGATATCGCTCTCGTATGGGATGACTTGGCTGATACAAATAAAGCATCATTACTTGAGCTTATTGCCGGTAAGAATAGGTCTAACTACGCTTCTGCTGTAATTCAAAATATTGGTACAGCAATCAATTCATTAGATACTTCTGAGAACTCAGATGGTTCTGCATTAAAGGAACACGAAAAGTACATAGATAGTATCGAAGGTAAAGTAAAACAATTTCAGGCACAGTGGCAGGAATTATCAACAACAACAGTATCAAGTGATATTGTTAAAGGCGTAGTTGATACTGGCTCTGGATTGTTAGGATTTTTAACACAAGCTAATGAATTGCTTTCTCATCTTGGAGCAAACATTGGTACTCTTTCCATATCTGGCGTTTTGTCTGGATTAATGGGAAGCGACAAGGGTAAACCCAAATTGACGGGTTTTAGGAGTATGCCTATCTATTTCGAGAAAGTAGCGTAATCGTGCTATAATCAAGAAATGGTGATGTATGTCGTTAAATGAGAGGTTAAACTGCAAACGGAATGATAGCCGTTCTGGGAAATGGTGATGAACAATATGCCATATGGAGACGAAAGTCAGAAACAAGTTATTGTTCGGCGTATGTCAAAAGCTAACCGCCGTAATAAGCCATAATCAGCATCCAGCCGCATAAGCGGAGGTTCAGAGACTATAAGCCTCTTGAGGTAGTTTCAACGATATGAAATGACCTTAAATTGTATAGTCCAAATCAACACTGAGACAACAGTGACTATCATATAAAAGAAAAGTTTTATAAACAAACAAAAAAAGAGCAGTATTATAAAACACTGCTCAAATTATTAATTAGAAGGTGGCTTTGCAATCATTACATTGATAGTTCTTGCCTATCTTGTTGCTTGCTAAGCCGAGTGTGAGAGATGAAGCTACTCTGCTACTTGTTGAAATTTTAGTAGTACGCAGAGAACCGCAATATGGACATTTAACAGTTGGCTTGGAAGATAATTCATTAAGTCGTTGTTTCGTCACTAAATCCCAGCGTCTGTTGTTATTTAGGTGTTCTTCATATAGACTATTATCATATTCAGGGCAGTCTTTAAGGAATTTTTCATACCAAAAAAGATATTCAGCCTCTTGGCTCCCCAAAACATCTCGTTCAAAGTGCTCTCGCTGCAATTGTTCTGTGACTTCAAAAAGCAATTTACGAGGTCTTTTAAGAAAACCAACCCAACAACAATAACATTTCTTATCCAATGCAGGGTAATCAACTTCTCCACATTTTGGACATATTGCTACTTCAAGCATTAAAACACCTTCTTATTAATATATTGTGTCTAAGGGAAAGATACTCCAAACATACTTAGACAAAGATAATGGTAAACACATCGGATGGTTTACTACGGCTGCCAAAGCCAGAACAAAGCAAGATATTACCAAAGCTACTGACAAATATGAAGAATATAAAACCTACGCCAAAAGCTTAGATGACAAGGTTTTAAGAAATAAAGTAACTGCTAATGAAGCAGATATACTCAAGCAGTCAAAATTTGCAGAAGCTACTAAAGATTTAAACCAAGAATTATTAAAAGGCATAAAATACAACACAGATTATGCCGAATCAGAGAATCTCTTAAGTAAAAATGCTAAATCAATGTCTGGTATCTTTTCAGGCATTAAAGGCAAGCTATCTTCATTAGGCTCTTCGTTAAAGAATATTGCCGCAGGTATTGGTAATATGGTTATGATGCAAATTGCAATGAGTGCAATTTCTTGGGCTTTTGGAGAACTTGATAACTATACCCACAGAGCTGAAAATAACCTATCAGACCTTGAAAAAATCGCAACAGAGATTAACGACAAAAAAGATGCCTATACATCTCATTCAACATCTGTAAACAAAATCAAAAATGAATACTACGAATTAGCTGATGGTATTAATTCTTATGGAGAAAATATCTCTTTAACTTCTACTCAGTATGAGAGATATATTGAACTTTCTAATGAGATTGCACAGATGTATCCAGACTTGGTGGAAAGTTATGATGCTCAAGGTAATGCTATTTTAAAATGCAAGGATAATGTTGAAGCTCTTAATAAGGCAATGACTGATGAAAAGAATGCTTATTACGAAACTGTTGTATCTAAAGAGCAGGATACTTTCGGCAAAGCGTTAGAGAATATTGCCACGAATCAGGGAATATTTGGTGGGAATGACAAAACCTATATCACCCAACTCAAGAATATTGACGGAATTGTAAAAAAACTACAATCTAATAAAAAAGATATGGATTCGATATGGGCAGATATGCACAATTTGGACACTATTATTGAAGGTGCCGGTATTGAAGATATCCTCTATTACGATAAAAGAGAGGCAGTTTATAAAATCGAAGATAAAGACATATCAACTGCCATCTCGTCAATTCAAAACTACAAGGCAGCTTTAAATCGTCAAATTAACGATTTGGTAAACAACAGCTTTAAGCCTGTACTTGATGCATATATTCACTATACTGATGAACAGTTTAGCACATTAGACAGTAAAAGTCAAGCTCTTATTGAACAATATATAAATAGTGCCACATGGGATAACTTCTACAGTAAGCTTATTGATCCTGAAGCGAGCACAGCAGATAATTTAGAATCAGTTAAGCAAACTGTATCAAGTATTGTTAAAGCGTTTAATAATCCAGAATTAACCAATACGCTGGACGAGGTACAAGCCCAAATAGATGATATTAAAAGCGGGAAAATAGATGTCTCAGGTTTTAAAGATCTTAATAATAAAGTTATCAATGCTTTGTCTGGTATTGATGGAATGAACGCCAATACAAGAGAACTTTTTGTAAAAATGTTGTTTTCTGATGTAGAAATTGCTGACGATGTGGATATTAATAAAGCAATTGCGAATATTACAAAGCGTGTAGCTGGCAATCTGCAAGGCGGGTTTATTCCGGGTACAAATATTAGAAAAGACTCTAAAGAGAAAATTCAGTTAAGTGAAGATGTTAATAAATATTTATCTACGCTTGATTTTAGTACCATTAAACAGATATACAACAGCGATACTGCGTTAAACAGTTTAAAAGATGTTCAAAAATTAGTAGAGAAAATCAAAGCAGAAGCATCGAATGGGTTCTCGTTTAAGATTTCAACCGAAGATGCTAATAAATCCTTAGAGTCAACTTTTTCGGCTTTCAATACCGTTAAGTCGGCTATTTCTGAGTATAGCGAAAACGGAACACTCTCCTTTTCTACACTTCAATCTTTATTGTCATTAGATAGTTCGTACATTGATATGCTTATCAATGAGCAAGGCGAATTAGATTTAACTTCTAATAAGTTCAGAGAATTGGCAAAGGCTCAATTGGAAAAGCTTAAGGTTTCTTATTTGCAAGCGTCTTTGGACGAAGTAAACCAATTAGAAAACGAAACTCAAGTGCTTGAGTATTTAAAGAAAAATCAACAGGGTGCAACTGAGTCGGCATTAAATTTAGCAGATGCTAAGTGGCAAGAAGCTTACGCAACAGCGGCGGCAAAAGATGCAGAGCAAGGCACAGGCGACCTATATCAACAAGCTGTAATTACAGCAGAAAGTGCTTGGCGTAAAAAGGCGGCTTTAATAGACTACTATGAGTCTTCACTAAGCGATTTATCAACTACTACTAATGAAGTCACATCCGCTACAGAAAAACATAAAAAGGCACTTGAAAACGAGGAAAAGGCTTTAGAAAAAACTAAAGAGGCTTTAGAAAATAAAAAGCAGGCATTAGAAGATAGTAAGGATGGCTATGAAGACGCTTTATCTGCAATTGAAGATTTAGTCGATTGGACAGAAAAATACATTAAGCAAACTAAGCAGAACGAAATAGATGCGTTACAAGAACGCAAAGATAAAATTGATGAGCTTATTGAAAAGAAACAGGAACTTCTTGACAAAGAAAAAGAAGAAGCTGATTTCAACAAACAGCTCAAAGAGAAAGAAAACGCTGTTGCTTCAAACGCATTGTCTGCTGCTATTACTGGACTGGACGATAGTTCCGCAGGTAAAAAAGCTCACAAAGAAAATGTTGATGATTTGGTTGAGTCAAGAGAAGACTTATATGATTATCTATCAGACTATCAGTATGAGACTCGCAAAGAGGCTTTGGATAAACTGAAAGAAGAGACAGATAAGCATTATGATGATGAAATCCAAACTATTCAAGATTTCTTAAACAACGAGGTGTCTTTGCACAGAGCTGCATGTAATATGATTGACAATGACAATGGCACATTGTATAATAATCTGTTGTGGTATTGTCAAAATTACACTACAACCACAGAGGCTGAGTTTAACCATATGTGGCAGTCGGCTCAAAGTGCTCTTTATGAATATGGCACTGCACAGCTCAATGTTATGGATTTGATGAATACGCTACAATCTCGTATCTACGATGTAGACTCTGCTATTGCTAATGTGACAGGAAGCATTGATAACTACACTTCTCGAATTGATAGTTTGAAGCAAAAAATTGACGAGTTGGGCAATTCTGCACAGGTTACTAAAGCAAAGATTGATTCGGTTAAAGTACAACCATCGAGTATAACAGGTCATGGGTATAAAATTACCTATAACGGTAAAGTGTATAAAACCAACCTAACGAACAAAGAGGATGCTGAAACATATTTCATAAGTCGGATCAGTAAAGACTGGTATGGCGGCAGAGCGCTACCGGCAGGTTCTTTATGGTCTAAAATGAAAGCGTATGCTTCTGGTACAAAATCAGCCAAAGGTGGTTTGTCTATTGTTGACGAAGAGGGTATCGGTTCAGAACTTATCCCCACATCTCTTGGTAACGGCAGATATACAATCTTACCACAAGGCAACCCTGTATTTAGCAAAGCTATGACAAATGAATTGTTTGAATTTGCGTCAGCTCCAACTGATTATTTTGCACAGAAGTTTGGTTCTGAAATAACACCGAATGTTGTGAACAATAAATCAACTGTTGTTTCCCCTGTTATCAACCTTAATGTGCAAGGCGATGCTACTCAGGCTACTGTGAATGCACTGCACAAGGAGTCTGAGAAAATTATGAATAACACTATCAAAAGACTTATGTCATATACCGTAAATAACAGACACTTGTAATAGTTTTTGTCAAACCGAAGAACGATATGCAGCTCCTCGGTTTGACAACATTGCCATATATCTATATATTCGTTCACAGTATTGTTATCATTATTGTCTATATAGTTACAAAATAGTAATTTGAGCAAGGTTTTAACAAAATTGTTATCAAAACAGTTAATTTTCACTTGACAAGTGTGTGGTTTTGCAATAGACTATTAATAGTTACATTTAAAAACATAGACATAGGTACTAAGATATGGAACGGATTGAAATATTTTCTATACATAATAACAACATAAGACGAAAACAATTAAGAACTTTTGAAAAAAATATTTCCATTTGGTTTATTGGTATATTGGTTAGTTCTATTCCCATACTATTTAAAACAATGAATTTGGTGTTGCATGGTCATGCAGAAGAAATTAGTTTTGTATCCATATTTTCAGATAAAGATATATTTTTCTCTATTTTTAACATTGTTACATTGCTACTAGTAGAAATACTTTTAGTCGATGGAGCTAAAGGTGGTAAAGGTTTAAGGATATATTTATTAGGTATGATGACCATCCTGTTAGCATTATATACTATGGCTGTATTTAGTGACGGATGGTATCGTTATTTTAATCAAAATATAGCTATGTGGATAAATATTATATCATTGGCAAGTGTGATAGTCGTAGGTGTGTTACAGTTTTGTAGTCTAGCTGCTATCAATTAATACACGGAGGCATATTATGGAATATTTCTTTTTAATCTTATCTGGAATTGTTGGACTTTTAGCTGTATTGCATTCGTTAGGACAGTTAATATCTGCTATCAAAAAACAAAAGCAAATCAAATATGAAACACATTCATCTCAAGAAAAATCATACAAGTATGAGCTAGACACAGATGTATGCAATAACAGAATTCGTGGTTCTGTCCGTATGAATCAGGGATACATCAAAAATGAAAACAATGTCAAAGCAGAAGCTGATGAAATTGTGTTTCCATAAGTAGGGGTAGATTATGACTGATTATCAAAATATATTTTATACTTTTTGGGAAAAGTATAATTATGTATATAATAAGCAAAAAGAGTTATGTATATTGTCTGAAGAGTATGATAATGAGTTATGTACATTTGTTCAACCTATTAAAGAGCAAAAAGATTCATTGGATCATATTACGAGAGCTTATAAAGATTATTATGACGGTATTGCTGGTAAAAATAGTACCGATAAAAACATTGAAGATAATTTAGATAAAGCATTGGGGCATATTTTTCGTGCCTATTACGACACTGCGGATTTTTTTAGCATTGTAATAAGGCGTACTTTAAGTATGCACTTGCAGCAATTTACATATAAACAAATTATTACAGTGTGGCGTGAGTATGAAGATAATCGCAGATGGTTAGTAACATTTCCTACACTTATGGCTGGATTACGAAATAATAAGGGTATAAATTCAAGTTTTCATGATATTAAAGAAAAGGTTGATGAATATTATAAACCAATAGAACATCTATTTGAATTATTTAACACATTTATGTTGGAAGTTTACCCTAAGTTATGCAAGCGATATGACTCGCCAGTAGATTAATTATTTTAAAACTAAATAGTAAAATATTGTAAGAGAAGATGGAATTTCATCTTCTCTTTTTTATTGCAAAATTAAAAGAAAGGCTGTCAACCGACAGCCTTTTGTGTTACTTAGATTGTTCCATTTCGTGAGCTAAATAATGTATTGATTCATGATAAGTACACCAATAACTGTTATTAGCTCTTGGTCGGTTGCATCCATCTTCAATACAAGTTGATGAACAATTTGAGCCAATCAATGAAAGTAACAGTATTATGCCCACTATAACGCCAACGGCAATCAGTTTTCCACTATTGTTTTTAGTGTTATTTGCATTCATTATTCTTCACTCCCTTTTTGTTTTATTTTACCATAATATTTTTATTTTTACAAGTAAGATTATATATTTATCTATGTTTTTATTAAGGAGGTGTTTTGGTTGTATAGAGATTGTTATTTTACATATAATGATATATACTCAGGTGATTATAATTTAATTTTAGCCTTTATAAGTGACGATAGTAATGAGTTTGCAAGTGGAGGCGAATATGAACCCACTACTGTGGCTCTCCCCCATAATGCACAACAGCTTTTATACAATCTTAATTATGCTGAACATCCACTTGAATTTTCAGTTGAAATTATTAGTCCAGAAGATAATATTCCAGCCGAAATAATGATTGAAATTAAAAATTGGTTATTCGGACAAGACGGTTGGAAACGACTTTATTTGCAAAACGAAACATCCGACTATTACCTCAACGCATTATTTATTCCTGACAGTGATATTACCGATGCACGAGGCTATAGAGGTTTGCGTTGTAAGGTACAAAATGATAGTGGATTTTGGTATCAGGACAATGAAGTTGAGTTTAAAGGGGTTGCAACTAAACCGTCAAATACAGGGCAAACATTATCTTTTGAAACTACAATTGATATTGAAGGACAACCCATCAATAACAAAATTTGTCCTATTATTGATTTAAAAATCGGACACAACTGGACAGAACATCAAATAGATTACACATTATCGAATTATAGAGTATATGTCGGAAATAAACTTAATAAGTCTATGTTCGTTTTCGATGCGAATGTGAATTATCATACAAATAAAGATGCCGTATATGAACTGGATACTAAATATGGAATGGTAACAATGAAAGAACCTAATGAAAAAACTTTTCATTCACTCACTCCCCCATTCATTCAATACAACGGAGTTATTAAAGATAATCTCGATTATGTATCTTTATTTTGGCTTGGCAATGGTCAAAATCAGATTTATCTATACATTAAATCCGCAGATAAAACTGACGCTAAACATAACTATGCTTACGATGTTTTCGATCCCGATAAAAGCTTAGTTTTAAAGTACACGACATTACACAGGCTGGGTGGTATTTAATATGCAAACACGAAATTACGCACAAGAGATTCCCGATATGGTGTTGTATAGACAGAATAAAAAGACCTCACTTGGCTATGTCAAGAATATACATAATTGGACTGCTGATTATAATTTCGGAACAGCTTCGGAAATGAGTTTTGAAGTGCCTAAAAAAGTTTATGACACTCGTACCAACAGTTGGATAGACAATCCTAATTATGATAATCTAAAGCCTGATATGCTTTTGTATCTCAATGATTCAACTGAGTATTTTAAATTTACAGGAGAAAGTTATTATGCAGATTATCTGTATAATTTAAAAGGCGGAGGCACACGAAAAGATTATGAGTTATCGTTTGATGTTAATACAGCAATTAACAATTTCAATATTAAAAATGAAACTATGCTTTTTGATATCGGCACTACATACGGTTACGAGTGGGTGTGGGGTGGCACTATTAATGATGGGATATTTGAAGATTATTCAGAAAGCTTAGACTTGTACAAGCAAGGATGGTATACTTACCAGTATTTAGCCTGTAAAAGTTTTATACCCGTCCATAAAGGAGATGTCATTGCTACAAAATGTTTTAACGGTGACACTTTGCGGTACTCATTCAAGATTCATTACTATAAGGAAGCTAACGCAGATAGTTGGCTTAAATCTGATGATAATTATTATTATGAAATATCAAAAAAACCATTCCGAAGATATGTAGATTTTACAGTAAGAGATAGCGATGGTAACATTGAAGACAATACTGATACTATTGACGAAGGGTATATCCGAATAAGTCTTGTATGTAGTCAAGCAACATATAGCGACAATACTTATCGTACATATATTCCCAATGCCTCTTGGGTGCAAATTTTTTCAAGAGAAAGGTTGTGTACACACTTTGAAACAAATAAAAATAAAAACTATGGCATACGAAATGTATGGTGGGTTATTACTAACACGGAAGAAATAAATGATAACGGAAGTAATGTTGTGCTAAAAGTAACAGCCCAGTCTTATGAGATGACTTTATCAAAAAGAGCGTTTTCTTTATCAAACAGTACATTACCACTATTTGTACCTGATCATATTAACGACCTTGTTACCAGTGATAATTGGTATTACGATTGTTATGGCAACACAAGACATAAACAAAAGTTTGTCCGAGGATTGTTGAATCGAATACTTGATTATCTCCCACAGTGGAAAATAGGATACATTTCTCAAGCGGTGTGCGTTAGATATAGAACACTTGACGATGTTGATAATGCAAATGTCTATACTTTTTTAAATAATGATATCGCTTCGTCGTATCAATGCTATTTCATTTTTGATTCAGAAAATATGACAATTAATATAATAGATGGAAATATAGAGACGGAAGAGCGACGGTATTATGATACTGATAAAAAATATTTAGGCACTCATTCTAAGACGATATTAACATGGCAAAATGCAATCAAAAATACGAATATCCACACAACTGATGATAGGTGTATTAGTGCATTAAGAGTGCATACATCTAACGATCAATACGGATTAGGGTTAATCAACCCTACAGGAAATAATATATTGTACAATTTTAGTAATATTGAAAATCAATTAGACTATGTGGCTGATGATACTAAAAATAGAACCTTAAAAGAAGCTCTTACGGTGTGGCAAACAAACATTGAGAAACAGTCTGTAAAATATGCTAATAAAGGGGCATTATTGATTGAGTACAATCAAAAGAAAATAAAGCAAGCTTCTAAAGTGTCAAAAGCTTTGACAACATACTTAACAGTCGCAGATACAATTAATACACATCTAATAGACAAATATGGGTTTAGCGACAAACCACTCCCTAACTCTTCAAGTGGAGAGTTGCGTTATGCTTATCAAGTGCTTGTGGATGACTATGTGCGTATTCCGAGTGGAATGACAGTAGCCCCATACGATTACAAAAATTACGAGTGCTATTACTCCAAATCTTTATATACAAAATTGTATTCGGCAGCAGAGACATATTGGAATACAAAAAATGATTATGATAACGCAGTAACCAAATACAATACATGTTATAACGAGATGCAAACAGTAGCTAAAAAGTTTACACTGAATTACAAAACAGCAATTCAAGCAAACAAAGACGGTATTGCAACAATCCTCTCCCCTACTGAAATTTTGGAACTCCAAAATTACATTACTGAAGGAGATTGGACAAACGAGAATATAGTTTTTAGCGATAAGTATTCTGCTGATGACATTATGACAACATTGCAAGAAGCAATGGTTCAAGCTAAATCCAACCACGACAATTATCTCAGCAAGCAGTGTTATGAGTTTGAGATTGAATCAGCAAACATATTAGCGATTCCTGAAATGAAGGATAATATTGCGGATTTAACACTCGGTACAGCAGTTTCGCTTGAGGTTAAAGATGGTGATTGGCAGTACCCTGTTTTACTTTCAATTCATATAAATCGTGATAATATATTAGATTTTAGCATGACTTTTAACACAAATTATTCTGCTAAACCTCTAAAGAAAAGATTTATTGATTGCTTTAATGCAATTTCTCAAACAAGCGTTAGAAATTCAACATTTACTTTTTCAGATTAAATAGGTGGTGATAATATGATTATTAGACATTTAGGCATTGATTGTGCTTATATTAATAAGGTTCTTGAACCAATCACACAAAGAGAACACGGTGTGACTGAGTTTGAAATTGAGATTAAAAATCACGGTGCTGATATCGACCTTTCAGAATGTACGCTTGCCACCTATTATGGATTAAAGCCAGACGAACATAAGGTAGGCGTTGAGTGCAGAGTAGATAAAGATAAAGGTTTGATTTATTTGCCTTTGTATTTACAGATGACAACGGCTGAAGGTGTATTAAAAGGTATTGTAGAATTACAGTTTCCTGAAGGTAATGTAAGATTTTCAGGCGTTAATTTTAAGGTTTCTTTTGCACCAGATGACACAAAGGTTGAAAGCACTGATGACTTTAATGTTTTAGAAAACTTTATTTTTAAACCGACTACAGACGGTGTTGCCGGACAGGTATTGTCTATAGATAATGACGGTAACACTATTTGGCGAACACTTAAAGAGTTTGATGGTGATTATGCACATTTGAACAATAAGCCTTCTATCAATGGCGTTAAACTTAACGGAGATAAATCGCTTGAAGATTTAAACATCAAGCAAATCTATACTGCCAATGATATTTCATTCGCAGATGGTGAAACCTTCCAACAGAAATTCAGCAATGGTGAACTAAAAGGACAAGATGGTGTTTCGGGTGCTGACGGAATTACTCCGCATATTGGTGATAACGGCAATTGGTTCATTGGCGAAACAGATACAAATAAACCGTCACAAGGTACAAACGGTGTGAACGGAAATGATGGTGTAGGTGTTACAAAATCCGAAGTTAATACAAGTGGAGAACTTGTAATTACATACTCAAATGGAGATTCAACAAACCTTGGCAAAGTCGTAGGCAAAGATGGTCTTGACGGTACAAATGGACAAAATGGTTTATCAGCTTATGAAATCGCAAAAAATGGTGGTTTTATCGGTACTGAAGAAGATTGGTTAAAATCTCTTAAAGGTGAACAGGGCGAAAAAGGTCAGAACGGCGCAGACGGTAAAACTCCAGTTAAAGGCGTTGATTATTTTACTGTTGAGGATAAATCGGAACTTACAATCGAAATTACTGAAGATCTAAAACCTGAGCTTGCTAAAAAGCAAGACAAATTAATAGCAGGTGAAAATATAAAAATTGCAGATGACGGAACAATTAGTACTGTTGCAGGTGAGGTGATTAATGTGGATGCAGAGTTAAAAGAGTATATGACAACAACAAAACAAAATATTAAGACTGCTATTGAATACAAGGGTGGAACTGTTGAGGCGTCTGATAGCTTCAATGCTTATGCTGATAGAATTAAGGCTATTCCTAATGGTGTCACCCCCACTTCCACACTTCCCCCACAAACGGTGTTAGTCGCTGATGCGTTATATGAAACTCCTTCTATACAGCTCAAATGGCAGGATACGAAAGCAAGTGGATATAGAATCGTAAAGAAGGAAAACATCGCTCCAACGAATGTACTTGACGGTGAAACTGTATTTAACGGCACAGGTACAACTTATACAGACACAAGCGTTGAAGTCGGAAAAATATATTATTACAGGATTTTTCCGTATAACGCTGAACAGCAATATCAAACGGAAGAAACAAAAAGCATTGCTAAAGTTGATTATAAAGACCGCACAGGACAAGTATTGCTTGGCAGTCTGAAAGCTGGCGATACTATTGTTTTCGGTACATATAACGGCGTTAAAATTAAATGGACAATTTTTGATACGCTTGATAAAGAAAAGGGATTTATTACGGTGGGTTCACTGACATCACCTGCTGGCAAAATGGTATTCGACCAGCCCGAAAATGCGTCAGATAATCCAAATCCTATAAGTCAAAGAAAATCATACGGCAACAACAGATATTATTTATCTAACATTAGACAATGGCTCAATAGTAACAAGCCGAAAAATGAGTGGTGGATAGCAAGCCATGATTACGATACTGCTCCGTCACATAAATCGTGGAATGGCTTTATGTACGAGATTTCGGATTATGAAAAATCAATCATTGTTCCAAAATCTGTTAAATGCATCCTTGACACAAATGATGGTGGCGGTTCTGAAACAATGACCGATTATTTCTTTCTTTGCTCGTCTTATGCCATGGGTGGCGCAGTTGTGTATCCGCTTGAAGATGACCATATATACGAATGGATTGAGGGCGTTGGTGCGAACAACAGAAAATTCGAGGACAATTATTGGTGTCGAACAATTAACGGAACTTCATCTGCTTCATCGGTGTGTTACTTCAGGACAGATGGGGTTTTGAATACCAGTCCCAGTGGCAACACTGGCTACGTCGCAGGTGGTATTTCGGTTCGCCCGTTCAGTCAACTTTCAACTTCGGCTTATATACAATGGAACGATAGCGAAAAGGCTTATGTTTTAGCGGATACGGAGGTATAAAATGCATAATAATTATGAAATTAGCGAAAGAACATCATATGATTCACCTATCCCTCATCGTGATGGCAATGTGATTTATATACCTGTTAATATCTCAACATCAACGGATGATGATGGTAAAACATTATATACATTTAGTGAGTGGCGAATTGCAAAGCCTGAGAACCTACCTGATGAGTGTGTGTCAGACATGGCAGATATCATTGCCAAAGAAGGCACAGCACAAAAGGTATTATCCAAGATTGAGGAGGTATACAATGAGTGATTATAATGCATTAATTGATAAGATTGTAGCCGACCATACTACGGCTATTAAAATTGAAAAACTTGGCGGTTTATCACAGAAAATCACGCAGTCAGATAAACTCGGCTATAATTGGGTTGAGTATTATGTCGGTGAAACACTCGTTAGCCAGACATATGTTAAACAAGAGAACCCTGTTGGTGTTGCTGATAATCCGTTTGAATTTGCCGCAGGTGTTATGCTTATTCCTAACGCTTATTATACATATAACGGTAAACGCTATGTGTATGTAGGCACTGAGAGTAAAACAGCAAAAGGATGGAATGACAGCGAATTTGAAGAGTTTTAAAAGGAGGGTTTTAAAGCCAAATTATTCGTTATAGTGTACAAGTAATGTTTCTATTTATGAAAATACAATGTATCTATTAACGAAGTGATAAGGAGGAGAATAATGAAAACCTACAATAAAATATATACAGTACACGCTTGGAAAGACAACAACAAGTTTTTTACTGTAACACAAGGCGAGGGTGGTATCAAATATCCTCGCCTTATGGTCGTGGATGATAAAGGAGCAATTGACTTAACTGGTTCGGCGGTTACATACACAATAACTCTCCCTCGTGGTTCTGAAGAAATTGTTGACGCAACAATTATAGATGCCAAACGAGGCGTTGTTGAATTTGAAGTTAAACCCTCTATGACTGTTTATGCAGGTGTGGGTGAAGGTGAACTTAATATCACCATTAATAACAAGGTTCTGAAAATTAGCGGTATTAATCTCACTATTAACAAGTCAACCAGTGGTCATGTAATTGAAGCAAGCGAACAGTTTAGTGCATTATTAACCTTGATATCCAAATATTCTAACATCAATCCTGAAAACAAGGATTTGAAGATTTTGGATAATTCTGATATTACGGACACGGCTAAGAATTATCCAAGCATTAAATATCTCCTAAATAATTTTTGGAGTAATAATAATTTTTCGCTATTGAGTGCAACTGCGTATGGTGTTAGCAATTCAGGAGCAGTGACAAGTTTATTGAAAATACCGTCAGCTTCGTTAAGCAAAAGATGTCTTTATTTTCCAGCAGGTACTTACAAGTGTAATGGTATTGTTTTGTCTAATATTGATGATTTGACCATTATTTGTGATAATGCTAATTTTGTATTTTACAATCAAGCTACTAATTTGACAGACGCTGCTGAAACGACTGTGCAAAGTTCGTTTTTTAAGTTTACTAATTGTAATAATTTAACAATTATCGGGGGTTGTTTCGATGGGCAGCACAAAGTGTCTCAGTGCATTACATTAGTTGGTTGTCAAAACAGTAATATCACAAATGCAACCATTAAAGGTGCAGGAAACAAAGTATCTTCATTTGCTGCTGGCATTAATTTAATTAGAGATTGTTCTCAGTTTAATATCAATAATGTTATTGTATCTGACATTAAGGCTGGTACTGTATCTAAGGATACATTTATTCACGCAGTCGGTATAGGAGTGTCAAATGTTAATGGTGAATTTAGTCAACACGGACATATCAGCAATTCTCAAATCAGCAATATTAATGGATACAAAGTTGGTGACAAAGAGCCTGATGGAGATGGTATTTATTTAATTCAAAGACCTTCTGCTGACTGTACTGGTGATAGCTATATTACTGTATCCAACTGCACAATTACTGACTGTGCAAAAAGAGGTATTAAAGTAAGCACAAGACATACCAACATTGATAATTGTTACATTGATATTGATGGTTGGGGTGCGGCAATTGAAGCACAATACGGTAAGATGACACTTAGAGACTCAACAATACACAATAAGTATGCAAGTTGTGTAACTCTTGATTGGGATAATGGCACTAATTATATTGATAACTGTAAGTTCTTTGGTGCAGATAAGGGTGAAATATCTGTTCACGGTAATAATTATACTGGTAACGGTATTGTACTTAATCAAAGATTGTCAGTGACAGGCACATATTACACAGATGAGCCTTGTAGCGTCATTGTAAGAAATTGCACAATAGATAATGTCACAAGTCCACTTAGATCAGGATATGCGGCAGGATTGACATACAAATATCAGTCAGTTATTTTCGATAATTGTCAAATTGGACATTACAGAGGAGTGTCTGCAATTATATTAGATGCAAGTATGATTGCGGCAATTAATGCATTGTCCTTATCAAATGTAAATTACAAATTTGGCTCAACCGAAGCCGAGGTACAAAACGCTAACAATCAGTATTTTAGCTTAACAAACAACGGAAATACTCTTAATATTGGCACAACCACTGCATATGTTAATCCCAGTTGTTTGCAATATACTAATAATCTCTCCGATGATTATGAACAGATGTTTAGATATTATGACTTAAACAGTGATTTTGGCGAAAGTAAAGTAAAAGTCTCGCAAGTATTAGAGGACGCACCAAACAGTATTGTCTGCACTGACGGTACATATACAAGTGCCACTAATACAGCGTTTACTGTTAAGGCGGATAACGGCACTTTGACGGTTAATTGTTCTACGGCATTTGCGAGCGCATCGTATGTTTATGTACCGATTGAGAGCCTGTCATTGGGCGGTGAAATGTATGATTATTTAATCAGTAGTATATCTGCACCGAATGCTAATGTAACAATTACTTTTACAGACAGCAAGAAGGGCGTTATCAATGCATCCTTAGAAGCGGCTCTGAACAAAGCGTCAAAATCGTTAATCGTTGGAGATATAAGCGGTACGGCAACTTTTCTTAGAGTCAAACTTAATGCAAATACAACCGTTCATTTGTCGTGTGAGGTTAGTTTGTCTAACCGTAATAAGGTGCTTAAAGGGCAAATCGAGACACGACTTAAAGCATTAGAAGAAAAAGTGAAAGCGTTGGAAAATGTTAGTGTGTGAGCATAGGTGGCGATTAGTCCAATGTGGTGATTTTTATGAGTAATGAAGTTATTGAGATTATTAAAACTATTAGTATGTGCTTTGGCTGTATTACTGCCATTCTGACCGTTATAACTGCTATTGTTACACCGTTGAGACGAAAGTTAATTGGCTGGATTCGCAATACGAGCAACACCAATGGCACGGCAGACAAATTGGCAAAGATTGAAGAAATGTTGGAATCTCACATCTCTGTAGATAAAGAGAAGTGGGATTTACTTGTCAATTTACGAGAAGCATCCAAAGCATCATTGAGAAACAGTATATTGTGTCTGTGTGATAATTGTTTTGACAAAGGCAGTATCACATCTATTGAAAAATTAAATTTGATTGATATGTATAAAGAGTATCATAATCTTGGTGGAGACACATATTGCACAGACCGATACGAACTGGCTTTACACTTGCCAGAAAAGAATATTTAAAAAGGAGAAATATATATGATTAACTGGACAGTAAGATTTAAAAATAAAACATTTTGGCTTGCGCTTATTCCTGCGGCACTTCTGCTTATTCAGGCAGTAGCTAAGGTATTTGGTTTTGAACTTGATTTTGGCGAACTTGGCAACAACCTTACGGCAGTTGTGAATACCGTATTTACTTTGCTTGCCGTGCTTGGTGTTGTAGTCGATCATACCACTAAGGGTATATCAGATAGTGAACAGGCTATGACTTATGGTGAACCTAAGTAATTAAATACAATACATAAAATTAGCACTCATCTCTTAATTGGGGTGGGTGCTTTGTAATTTAAGGAGGTATTGTTATGGCAAAAACAACAGTAGATAAAATTTTAAAAATTGCTCGTGCTCAAGTTGGTACAAGGGCAACAAATGTAAAACGCTGTAAATATAACACAGCATTTTATGGGGCGGAAGTATCTGGCGATTGCTACGACTGGTGTGCTGCATTTGTTTGGTGGGTATTCAAACAGGCAGGTGCAGACGATATGCTGTTTTGCAAAACTGCTGGCTGTGGTGTTCTTGCTCAGACTTTCTATAACAAAGGAAAAATTGTTCGTAGTGGTTATAAAGCTGGGGATGTTGTGCTGTTTCACTGGAGTAATGAGGCAAGCACAATTGTTCCGGGCGCTTATGCTGTTGACCATGTAGGTATTATTGAGAGCGTTAATTCAGATGGCTCTTATACGACTATTGAAGGTAACACAGGCGGCGGCAACGGCTCTGTACTTAGACGGAAGAGATGGACAAACTGCATCAGTTATGCGTGTAGACCTGATTATGTTTCATCAGGTTCAAGTACAACAAATAAGGAGGAAGAAGAAATGATTAAATACGGTTTACATAACACAGCTATACTTGCGTTTAAAAAGCAGTTAATTACGCTCTATAATATGGGTATTATTAAGACAAAGGTTGACAACTCGGACGGTTTCGGAGATGGCACTTTAAAGGCAGTCAAAGAGGCTCAGAAGGCAGGTAAGGTTACAGTTGATGGTATTGTTGGCGAAAAGACAATCAATGCTATCTATCATCTTATCAATGACGGTATTAGAGCTAAGGACAACAAAATCGCAAATGCTAAAAAGGCACTTGGATGACGCACCAAAAGGTAACACATAAGTTCGTATTGTGATACTTTAGGGTACACGGTTTTTGTATTCCTGCAATGTTTTTTTGAGTTTGTGGGGTATAATATATTAGTGATCGCCCTGTGATAATCTGAGGACTCACAGGCAATTATGACATTTAGTGTCAGCCCACTTGGGCAGATTTGTATAGTGGTAACATCTACCTTTAGATGTCAGGAATGCGAACGCAACTACCTTTCTGTAGAATACAGATAAAATGGTTTAGATTCTTGGTCGTAGCACGATGCCAGCGACTCAAAATAATTGGACAGCGAGCGAAGATAAGACTATGATTGACCAACATAGAGGAAGATAAAGAGGTGGGTTGGTTTATGGCGTACCAATGGTTATAAACGCCAATTTCGTTTTTTAGAAAGGATGTTAAAAATGTCAGTGCTTGCAGTACCGGTAAATCAGCCTTTTGAGGTAGATAAAAATAAAGTTAAGGATTTTGACAATCAGCTTCACCATAAAAAACAATGGATATTAGATAGATTGTCTAAGTATAATAAAAACGAAATCACATGGGATTAAAATAATCCTTTTAAATGTTTTTCGCTCACCACTAGCGAATAATAAATTGGGAGAAGATGTGTTTTTAATATACACTTCCAAAAAATACTGGTTGTCGTTGATTTTCTACAACATTTGTGCTACTATAATAGTATAATAAATAATTGCTAAGGGTACTGATAATATGTATAAATGGGTAGAAGAACATAAAAACGACAATAGCGGATTCGTCAGTTTTCTAAAATTCATCTATGCGATAGGGACAAATAATACTGTGATGGCTGTTATTGCGTCTGTATTAGGTATTATAATCCCTATATTTTTTGATTTACAAATTTATCTTTGGTTTGTTTTAACTTTTATGCTATTGATTGGTAGCATTGTTTTTAATGCGGTCTGTACAAAATATCAAGAACATCAAAATAAAAAGCAGCAAATAGCCATCGAAGCTTTGAGTAATCAAAATTCGCTAATGAACACAATAAACATAGAAATTAAAAGCAACCCACAATGGAAATCTCATATTTTTAAGAAAACAAGCGAAATTGTGTGCGAAAAGATACAGCACTTGTTTAAGGAAGTTTTACACTGTAGCACACGAGTATCGGTTGAGTATGTGTTTAATAAAACATCTAAAGACAAAATAGAGAGACATGTGAAAATGTCAGGCAGAAGGAGTCCAAATAGAGATACTTGCAAGGGTTCTAAACCTCTCACAAGTAGGAGTAAATATTATTCGTATTATATTTTTTCAAGCAATAAGGTTGGAATAAGCCTTGTGTCTGAAAATCAAATAAATGCAAAGAATAGCAAATGGTATAAAAATCCTACTCACAATATCGATATTAAAGAGTATATTGGTATTGCAGTTTCGGTAATGGATGAAAGCAGCGTAGATTTTATTTTACAAATAGATTGTCTACATAAAACGCCATTTGGACAACACGCAAAAAGTCGTAAAGAAACCGAAATAGAGATTGAAACTTTCATAAACACATATTTAAAATCATATATTGACATTGTAGGTTTGTCTTACTTACTAAATTTAAATAAAAATAAATGTATGCCAGAGGTGTAACACAAATGAAGAAGTCACATAAAAAGAACAAAAATCAAGAAATTATAGCAGACAAAAAGACGGTTCATTTTCGTGAATATACGGTTAAAGAGTTGTTGGAACTTGGAGAGAGAACAAATAAGATTCATTTGGTTAAGGACGATAAAATAGACAAAGAGGATGATTAAGAAGGTTATTAATAAATGAGCAGAGTTTCTGCGTGAAGTTTTTAGAGATGAAACAAAATAAGGTATCAAAAACCATTAGGTTTTGTATTGAGAGGGTTAATGACTTTCCCATAGTTTTTAAATTTTTAGGGGTAACTCAAATCGAGTTACCCCTATTTTTTTTGCATTTTATTTCACAAAATCCAACGAACCAACTGCTTCAATTTTTTCTGCCTGAATAATATGAATGTAGGTGTTGTAGGTTGTCGTAGTGTCTGCGTGTCCTAATAATTGACTAATTATTTCTATGTCCACATGATTACGAAATAACTGTGTGGCAAAGGTGTGACGCAATGAATGAACACTGTATGAGGTGCTTATACCCGCTTGCTTGAGCATATATTTTAAACTTCTATTCAAGTTGGATGAATCATTAGGTTTGCCGTTCTCGTTAGCACATACCAATTCGTATTTTTTGTTACAATCCCACAATCCTTTTAAAGCTCTCTGGGCTTCTTTGTTTAGTGGTATAACTCTTGTACTGCGTGTTGTCTTCGGAGACTTTTGTAATATCATCGTATAGGCATAAGGTTTTTGTGTTTGTGGATTGATATTATTCTTGTCTCGATTTAACACTTGAACATAACTTTTATTTACAGTAATTGTATGGTTATCAAAATCAACATCATCCCATGTTAAAGCGGTTGCTTCTCCGAGTCTTAATCCAGTATTTAGTAAGAAAACAATAAATTCTCCTCTTGAATATACTTTTGTTCCATTGGGATATGTTTTATACGCCTGTTCGGTTAATTTTTTTACTTCTTCTTCGCTCAACGCTAACACTTGTTTGGTTTCTACCTCGGCTTTTAATGATGCTGGCAATTTCACATTTAGTGCTGGGTTTATTGTTACTTCATTATTTTGCATACCTAAGCGATATTTTTGCACTATTGTTGATCTTACTTTATCTATTTGGGATAAAGAATACCCCTGTTTTACCATTTTGTTTATAAGGGCTTGAACATCTTTAGATGTCAACTGGTTGATTTGTATATAACCAAAATTTGGAATAATAAATTTATTGATCGTTCTTTCTTTTGCATCAAAACTTTTCGGTTTTAAGGTGTATTTTAATTCCTTATACAACCATTCTGAAAACCAATCCTTAATTGATTTAGCTAATATGATATTGCCATCGTTTTTAACAAACTCTTCACTTTTCTCTCTTAGTTTTCTCTTTACTTCTTGCTGTGTTTTTCCGTAGACGGTAATGCGTTTTGGTTTACCGTCAGCTTTATATCCGTACTGAATTGAACCCATCCATCTTCCGTCTTTTCGTAGGGTAATTGAACCTGCTCCGTTGTCTCTTCTGGTACGAACTGGTTGATTTGCGTTTTTGTCATTTTTTGTGTTTTTCAT